GAAATCCTGCGTGTTGTGCCGCGCTCCGTGATTCTGACGTACCAGTTTCGTCGTCCGGGTTCTTTAATAAGGCGTGGCCCTTGTGGCATTCGGTTTTCTTTTTAAATTCTTCCAGGTGTTCAGGCCAGATTCTATAATGCCCATTTATGGGTTTGCAAGCGTTCAACTGACCAGTCGATATTAAATGATAAACCGTCTGGCGTGAATATCCCAGTTTTTCACAAACCTGTGGAATGGTAAAAGCCATTTAATACGAATGGTTACCCATCTTCATCGAGAATGGTCTTTTATTAACCTGGGCTGGCCTCCCCTGCATTGACCTGGTTGGCGGAGCGGATTTTATTTCATCAGCTTTGTTTTTCAGACAATACGAGTATGGGATGTCAGCGTTTTTGAACTGATTGAGAATGTTGTGCAGCGTTTCATGTTCTACTAAAGATCGGAAATAATCTTCAGCTTCGATTTCAAAAGTGTTGTATTTGGCGTTGCATTCCAAGCACTGCACCTTCCGTCTTTTTACACGGTTGTCCAGTTTAACAGTTTGCAAAACCTTTTTCTTGTCGGACGGGCACAAACAAATATTTTGCCGATCTTTATGAACAAAACCCCATTCTTCATTTTCGGTATACTTTTTCAACGCCATCACCAAAACACCAAGGTCATTCAACCTTTCATTTTTGCGATATAGCACCTCGCCCCAACTAATAAAAATGGCGGCCAGGTTTTCAGTTATTCTATTAGACGTATCGCTAGTCAGGCTTCGGTTGCCCGCTAAAATATGTGCGAGTGTTCTTTCATGCACCCCCGACATTTTTGCGAGGGCTTTGCTGGTTATATTAAATTTCTTTTTTAAATTTTGCAGCTCATTAACTACAACACGTCCAGGAGACAAATCTAAATTATTCATTTTTTTTCTCCGCTATCTTTTTAGATACTCTAATAATTGCCAGACCAGCCTCCAAGCCTCTCCCCTGCTTATTTTCTCATGGAGAACCTCTTCCCCGTCAGGCTTGATTAAAACAATAAATAGCTCGCCGTCTACGTCTCTGAAATTCGGATAAATTATTTTTCTATCTCCTGAATAATTTCCTCTTGTGCGACCCGCGCCCTCTCGCGCAGTGTTTTTAATTCAATCCTTCTTTGACGATACTTTGGCGTCCGAAGGTCGGTGGCTATGACATTCCGCCTTCGCTGCGATTTCTTTTTCTTTCCCACCCTAATGTCCTAACTCCGCATTGAGTTTCACCGCCTGGTCGTAGGTCAGACAGCGCATTTCCAGAACCGATACGAATTTCTTTCCCAAGTAACCTTTCACCGCAGAGGCTATCTGGTCAAAATCTTGACGGATTCTCTCGTGGCATATTTCGACACTACTGTAACTCTGCGTCCATTGCAGCCAGCCTTCGGGCGGCACCTTGGTTGTCAGAATCAGAACGGAAATGAAAACGACTTTGATCATAAAATCACCAGTGCGAAATAAGTGACTGTAAAAAACAAAAAGACACAGACCCCGTCGAGTATGATGTGGGCAACTTTACTCCGTGGTTGAAATCTTAATAATAATAAGTTCTCAATCATGTCGAATAGACCTCCGCCAGTAATTCGTCTTTACCCATTCCCAGCATTTCCTCAATCGCAGCCGCCGCGTCGTCCATGAGCCTGGAAAATTCCTCGCGGGTCATGTTTGCGAAAGCGAGTGATTTTGGGATTAGAATCACTTCCCCGTCTAAAAATTTAAACTCCTCGTAATATCCCAATCTTACGATCAGGGCGTAGCGGAACGTTTCAAGCGTGGGGTAGTATTCCTGATTATCGAATGCCCTGTTAAGGAGTGCAAAAAACAGCCGGTGTTGTTGGACTGACCTTCGCCGGGGGTCTTTGACGTCAACAGTCACAACAGTCCCTGTTCCGATTTTGCCTAAAACCTTAAAGGCGGTTTCAGAGTCGGGCTTTAGGCCGCCGAAATCTTTTCTCATCAAGACTTCAACCATGAATCCCCCTTACATAGACCTCGGCCAGATTCCCTCGCGCAGGGTTACCGAATCGGTTAAAAATATCCCACAGACCTTCAGTGATTTCCTTTGGGTCGAGACCCTTTGATTTCCACCAAACCTCCTCACCTCGACTGTGTTGCTCTGCATGGCAGGGTTGGCAAAGTGAAACGGTGGCTGAATCAGGCGGTTTTATTCCGATCCCACAAGGCGCGATGTAACGAACATGAGCCGCCTGGATGTCGTAAGTGGTCTTGCAAACGACACAAGGCAGAGTCCGAATGTATTTTAGATATTTCGGCATTCGACTAAACTCTGTCTTGGGGATCATCATGTTCATTTGCTAATCCTTGGGGTTGGACTGAGCGGCTAAGGAGAACGTCGGGCAACCACTCAGCCCTGTTGAAACTAAACGACTCCCCAGGCCGTTTCCTGCGCCCAAATTAAAATGGGATCTCATCATCAATAATTTTGTTTGTTTCATTCTCAATAATCGGCGGCGGGACAACTTGGGGTGATCCTTCATTCCCGCCTCCAAGCATCGTGAGTGTGCCATTAAATTTTTTCAGTACGATCTCTGTTGTATATTTCTCAACGCCGTCGTTAGTCGTCCATTTTCTCGTTTGGAGACTGCCCTCCAGATACACCTGAGAACCCTTTTTTAAATACTTCTCCGCTATCTCTCCGAGGCGGTCATTAAAGATTACGACACGATGCCACTCTGTTTTTTCCCGGCGCTCACCAGAGCTTTTGTCTGTCCAAGATTCTGAAGTAGCTAAAGACATATTGACAATTTTGTTTCCATCCTGGGAATGGCGAGCCTCAGGGTCTCGACCAAGATTTCCCACCAGTATTACCTTGTTAATTGATCCCATTTATTTCTCCAGTTTCTTTAACGCGGTTAATTTGTCTTCAAGTTCTCCAATAAAATCAGCAACCATTCCCCTGATCTCATCAAGCCTCTTATCGTCCCGCTCAAATCTTCTGACGAACAGTTTTAAATGCCCCTCTGGCATACGTGGGTCGTAAGAAACGAAGTCGCACCATTTTCTCCCCGTGCATTCCATCTGCCAAAGCATTTGAGTTTCATATTTCCGTGGTATTTTCTGGTCCAGAAGTGTCTGGATGTGCGTGGCCGTATTTGGACATTTAATCTCGATCATCCCGTCTTTTCCAACCAGACCGTCAGGGCTTGCACCGCTTTCCAAGTCGTTGTGCTGGACGAATCCTATTTCCTGAACCCCTTCATTTTCATAAAATTCATAAGCCACACGGGCCTCGTCTTCGTGGTCTGTTCCCCATTGCATTGAAGAATTTGAATAACTGTCTGCGACCTCGCCCGTCAGTCGTTCGGCTATGAGTTGCGCCATGTAATTTGCGCGGCTCGCGCCCCAGCCTGATTTGGTCTTGGCAATAACGTCGGAGACGCGGGAAGCTGTGACCTTGCCGCAGCGAACTGCGAACCATTCGTCTGATCGTTGTTCGATATTATCCATTTTTACGGGCCTTCTTCTGTGCCGCTATTGTCTTTAGAGACGTTTTGCAATCCTCAAATTGTTCTGCTGGCATTTCCGCGACAGAGGAGATTTTGTGATGGTTACAAAATTTTATTGTGTCGGCTTTTGTCTTCGCAATTAATTCAAGAATTTCTTCTACTTGCTCTTTATCTATGACGTTTTTATTTTTTTTAATGGGGACAACCTTTTGCCCTCCATCCCCGTCATCATCCACATTAAGATCACTGTCTTGATCCGAAATAACCAACCCTAGTGCTGAAACTAAAGTGTAACGCTGAAGATACGACGTAGTTGATCCTATGGCCTGGATGGAGTTTTTTTTGCCAGAAGTGTCAGGCCCACCCGCTAATTTTGTTCTTTGCTCATGGCCATCAACATGGCTGATAACACAGGTGACGTGAACAATGCCGTCGACAAAATCCGTGTCCCAGCTATAGTAAAGATTACACTTGTCTAAAACGGGTTTGATTGTTTTGGCTATATTATCAAGGCTGGCGAAAAAGTATCCAAACCCTTCCTTGTTTTTAATCACAGTTTTAACTTCATCCATAAACTTTTGTCGGGCGTGATTGAAATTGGCTTTCGCTTGTTTTGCCTCCCACTTCTCCTGAAGTTCCATCAGTTGCGCGAGTTGGCTTAAATCACCGCCCTTTGTTATAATGGTGTTAATTAAATCAACAGGCGTTGGGTTGCTTTTTGGTTGCGCTATCGCAATATCTTTTCTTGCAGACATTATTCTTCTCCCACTATTTCATTTATTTCTTCAATCGCGCTATTGATTGACCTAAGGATCTCCTGACATTCATTTCGATACTCAACGCCACCGCCCAGATATTCCGCATAGCGAAGTGAACTTTTAAGACTGCTTAGTATGGGAAGGGCTTTTTCCAACTCGCCCTGCGCTTCAATGAGATCATCCCGTGCACCGTCAGTCAGGCCGGTTTCTCGTCTTGATGGTATTGTTAAATCTTGCATTTCAGTTCTCCTTATTCACCAATTCAGATGTAACGTATAGACTGAATAAGATAATGTCAACCAAATTGGCGTATATCTATGCTGTGGCCAAATAAAACAATTTGGTTTAAACTTAGAATGTTGTGAATAAAATTGCTCATTTCCGAAAAAAAGCGGGGTTGTCTCAGGTGAAACTCGCTGAACTCTCTGGCACGTCTGGACAGCAAGTTGGACGACTAGAATTGGGGGTCCGAAAATTAAATGTTGAGTGGGCTGAGAGGTTCGCTCCTCACCTTAATTGTTTGGCCGTCGAGCTTCTTTTCGAGGACGTTGAAATAACCAAGGGCAGCTTGACCTCGGTTAAGTGCGTCGGGTTCGTCCAGGCTGGCGATTGGCGCGAGGCGGTAGAACTCCCGGAAGACGAGCAATATGCGGTGAATGTACCGCCTGATGGGAGGTTCAGAGAGATAGAAGTCTTCGCCCTGGAGATCAGAGGCGACAGCATGAACCTTCGTTATGCGGATAAATCGCTGTTAATATGCTCCCGCTACGATCCAGTAAACGACCGACTCCCGGTCGGCAAACGTGTCATCGTCCAAAGACGCTCCGAGTTGGGATTGATCGAGGCAACATGCAAAGAGTTAATCATAGACGACGAAGGGAAGGGGTGGCTGAAGCCTGATTCAAACAATCCCGCACACTCATCTATAAGATTCACTCAAAATGATGACGGCGAAGACGATACTCAAATAATCGCTGTCGTGATGGCGTCATACCAACCAGAATAGAAATAATACACCATATAGGTTGACATTAGACTAGCTTCTGGTTTAGAAGTTAGTTATGCAACTCTCCAAATACATAGAAAAAAACGAAATGACCGTAGCTCAGGCAGCGCGGGATTTCGGTGTAATAGACCAGACCATGCGCCATTGGGCGGCGGGGCGGAGGACGCCTCGTGCGAAGTTCATGCGCCAAATTATGGAATGGTCACGAGGCTATGTGACGCCTCTGGACTTTTTAGATGGAGAACACGATGACTCAAAGTGAAAAGATTTTAGGGTATCTAAAAAACGGCCACAGTCTGACGCCACGCAAGGCACAGGTCGAGTTTGGTGTTATGAGATTGGCCGCGAGAATTAAAGACTTGCGGGACGAGGGACATGCGGTCCAGAGCGAAATGGTGAGAGTCCCGACCCGGAATGGCACCGCCAGAGTAGCTCGTTATTCTTTAAGTGCATGAAGTTCTCGACCTTTTCAGTGGCGTGGGTGGCTTTAGTTTGGGTTTGGAACGATGTAGTTCACGAAATGGCATGGGCGGCTTCAAGACTGTCGCGTTTTGCGAGATCGAGGAATTCCCCAGAAGGGTTCTCAAAAAGCACTGGCCTGATGTTCCTATCTATAAGGATGTTAGAGAGTTAAATGCCCAGCGACTCGCAGACGATGGAATTATTCCCGACATCATCACTGGGGGATTCCCGTGTACCGACCTTTCCGTTGCGGGAAAACAGAAAGGCATCGAAGCCGAGAGATCAGGACTCTGGAGTGACCTCTGCCGACTTATTGGGGACATACGACCCAGATACGCAATCGTGGAGAACGTCTCAAACTTGCTTGCTGGCCCTAGCGAACTCAGAGGGGGATGGTTTGGCAAGGTTCTCGGAGACCTGGCCGAGATCGGGTTTGATGCGGAATGGCATTGCATACCATCTTCCTACCTTGGTGGCTGGTCAAGAAGGGACAGAGTATGGGTACTTGCCTACCCCAACGGCGGTAACAGATCCGAAGGGGAGTCCAAGAAACAGATTTTACGGCAGCGATGCATATCGGAGTTTACTGAGAGAGTATCTCCGCGATGGCGCGGGCGATCCAATATACCCGAACCCAAATCTATCGGAGGTCATCCTGGGCTATCCAGTAGACTACACGCTATTGGAAACAGCGTCTCTCCCCAAATCGCAACCCTTATCGGTAGAGCAATTTTAGATGTTGAAATACAGAAACATTAAAACTGAAGTAGACGGGATTATTTTTGATTCCAAGGCTGAAGCCCGCCGGTACGGGCAATTAAGACTTCTGGAAAAAGCCAACGAGATTTCCGATCTAAGATTACAATACCCGTTTGAATGCAAGATTAATGAAAAGAAAATCTGCACATACCGCGCCGACTTTGATTATTTCGAAGGCGACCAGTGGGTTGTAGAGGACGTGAAAGGCTTCCGTACTCAGGTCTATAGGCTGAAAAAGAGGCTTGTGGAGGCTCTCTACGGAGTTGAAATCCGCGAGGTGAAGGCATGAACTGCCCCAAATGTGAAGGTGCTGCAATGATTCCGGGTCGGCTCCTAATTGTAGCCTCAACGGAAATGAACCCCAATCAATTATATCCCTGCGATTATGAAGGCTGTCATGCCGGTCAAGTTCATTGCTGCGACGGCCTACAAGAGGACGAGTGGACACTTGAGTTCCGATGGGTAGGACACAACGAGGAAATCCCCGAAGGCTTCGAGTTAGCAAATGAAAAGGAAAGCCACCACACGAGATGGGTCGTGAGGGAATATGAGGTGGAATAAATCAAAAGAGAAAGAATTAATAGCCCTTTGGAAGACCGGCTTAACCTTTCAAAAGATTGGCGAAAAAATCGGGATCAACCGCATGTCTGTGGCGGGGAAATTGTCCCGTATGGGGATGCGAAGGAAATTAAAAAGCGCCTGGGGCGGGGAGATCAGGCTCCATGAAAAAAAAGGCGACTGGAAAAAGAGGGGCAATTTTAGTTTCTGCCAGTGGCTGGAGGACGGGAAATTCTGCCACGCTGAGATCAGTCTCAAACAAAGTTTTGCATTTTGTGACGAGCATATAACGAAAGTTATCCGTAGGGGAGGGAACAATGACAATTTTTAGCGAACGCGACGCAGCGCATTTTTTTGGGATTAAGTTTAAGTACGACCGAAAAGACGAACTTCTGAAATCAATAAGGAGGGTCGTTCAAAAGGAATTTAATCTTACGACGCATGAAATGCTGGGAAGACAGAGAGCCAGAAATATCAGCTTTCCAAGATTCATAGGGTATTGGCTGAGTCGGCAACTGACTCATTCAAGTCTTCCTGAAATCGCCCGCGTCTACAACCGTGACCATACCACCATTATTAGCGGCGTGAAGAGAGTGAACGAATGGGAGAAAACACGCCCAGAGTGGTGGGACAAAGCTAACGAAATCAGGGAGGAATTTATATGAGTACTCTTCCTTACTTTAAATTTTATACGAATGACTGGCTTGTCGATACTGCCACTCTAAGCCCGACGGCAAAGGGTTGTTACATTGATATTCTTGCTCACACCTGGAGTAAAAAATCTTTTTTTAGGGACAACGACACGGAGATGGCTCGACTTTTAAGACTTACAAAAGGGCAATGGAGGAAAGTAAAAATAGAACTTGAGCAATATTTTGATCTCAAAAATGGGACGTTTTTTAACAAAAGATTGGCAAAAGAACTACAGGAAAGTGAGGAAAAAAGAGAAAAAAATAAATTAAACGCGAGTCTGGGTGGGATAGCTAAATCATTGAAAAGAAAAGAAACTGGCATAGCGAACGGCAAGCGAACGCTAGGAAAAAATATGCCCATATTAGAGTTAGAGTCAGAGTTAGAGTTAGAAAGTAAAGAAATATATAAAGAAAAATATTTTGAAGAATTTTGGAATCAGTACCCAAGGAAGGTCTCTAAAAAGGCGTCAGAGAAGGC